CGGGAGGAGGAACGGGCTGGTTTTAAGAAGGGTTTTGCGGGCTGGCCGCTTTTGCCGTATTCCAGGATGGTGGCGATCTTGGCGTTACTGTCGCCGTCCGACCTTGGCTCGGAAAAGCCTACCTTCACATTGAAGTCCCCGTTCTTATCCTGCAGGGCGGGAGATGTGCCAAGGGAGCGGAGAAGCTCCCCGGTGCTTCGGGACTCGTACTTCGTCCCGCTGCCGATAACCGCCTGCAGGTTGGAGCGCACCTTGTCCTCCACAATCTCCGCGCCCGCCTCCAGCACCTTCGGGAGGATCTCATCGGTCTTGTCCGCCAGCCGGGACACCTTCATCAGAAAGTCCTCCGGCATTTTCATTTGAACCTTAGCCACCCGATTTCACCTCCGTCCCCAGCACCTCCAGATACATCCCTCTGCCTTTGACATTCTCCACCGATGTGATCTCGAAGGTATGCCCGTCACAGAGGATACGCATATCGGTTGTGACCGTGACGCCGGGTATCACGCGGAATTGAAAAAGGTCGGTGGCGGTGGAAAAGGAAGCCATGTTGGCCCATTTCTCACTGCCATGCCGGCCTTCCCGGTAAGCGCGTACCTCTGCCACGGTCACATCCGTTTCCGTCTTAAAGCCCTCATCATCCTGCGTGAACTGTTTTTCCACAATGGAGATGAAGGTGTTCATTTTTCCAAAACTCATATCACACCTTCCATTCCCGGTCGAGCCGAAGCAGAAGGTTGACCGTGTTCCAGACCTGCTGTGCTGCGTTTGTGTTATCAGCGAAGAATCCGCCCGTGGAACCGTCCCTGGACTCATAGAAATGCGATGCCAGCATAATCACCGCCTGTTCGGTGGTGGCCGGCATCGCATTCTCCGTGTAATAGCCCTCCTGGATATGCTGGTAGCTCTCCGCATAGGAAACAGCGGCGGTGATGTAGTTCTGCAAAAGCGCGTCATCCGCCGAATGCTCCAGAATCAGGTTTGCTTTGACTTTTTCCAGCAGAGTGTCCATCCCCGCCGCCTCCTTCCTTAACTGGATGCCATCAGGCCCGCTGCCTTCAGCTTGGCCAGCAGGCCGTTGAAATCAGAAACCAGAGTGGAAACATCCTCCGCAACGCTGTCGGCCTGGTTTGCCGCCTGGGGAACCTCGGCGGCGGGCAAACCGGTAACAGAAGCCCCCTCCTTGATTTCGAGGGTGCCGCCAATCACCCACTTATCGCCGCCCTGTTCCATGTAGTTCTTTCCGTTGTAGCTCATCTGCCAGCCCTCCCTTACGATGCTTTCTGTACCAGCACCTTGACAGCCTCCGGCAGGATTATCTTGCCGTCCACGCGCTGGGAAGCGAGGAAGCCCACCTGGCCGTTTGCCGCATACAGTTCGTTCAGGCGCTTGAAGGAGCGCCCCTGGCGGTCTGCGATCCAGTAGTAGCTGAAATCACCGAAGGCGATGGTCTTCGCGCTGGCGGCGATGGCGGGCATATAGGCCGAGGTGCGCACAGGTCTGCCCAGGATGGTATCCGGCGTTCCGGCAGTCAGGGAAGGCTGCCACAGGTACTGGCCGCTGCCATCTTTCAGTTTACGGACTGCCTTGATGGTGGAATCGTTCAGCACCCACACAGCGTTGCGGCGGTAGGGCGATTTCAGGGAGTAGAACAGGTCGATCAGTTCATCGGCGGTAATCGCGGTGGCAGATGCGGCAGTGATGCCGGTCTCTGCGCCGCCGCTGGCTGCCAGGATGCCCAGGGGCTTGCCGGAGCCATCCCCGGTAAAGAAGGCTTCCTCCTCCTTGGCGCCGATACGGCGGGCAAACTCACGGGAGATGTAGCTTTCCAGGTCAAAGACACTGTCGTTTAACAGTTCCTCGGAAACTTTAATCATCGTCCCCAGCTTGTACGCCCCGATGGACACCTGGCCGAAGGAATCATCGCTCTCCGTGTAGGCACCTTCCTCATCGATCCAGGATGCGGTACCCTTGGTCGCCACTACCGGGATCTTCCGGTCGCCGCTGGATGTCTGGATCACCCTGGCAAGCTGGCGGAATACATTCTCCTCTTCCAGTGCCTCTACCAGGGTGCGCTCATATTCGTCCGGTACCAGATAGCCGCCCTCGGAATCCGTACCAATCTGCAGCGCATTCACCACAGAGGGCATCGGAGCCTTAGAACGCATCATGTTCCAGAAGTTCTGGCGGTACTCATCGGTGGCGCGGCCGGTCTTAGTCTCCTCCTTGCCGCTCATAGGCTTACCCGTCAGGGGCTTGTTCACAGGGCGGTTCAGTTCCGCTTCCAGCGCCTCCTGACGTTCCAGGCGGGCGATCTCCTTGCCCAGGTCGGTGATCTCCTGCTCCATGCGGGTATAGGCGGCGTCATCCTCGGCGGACAGGACGCCCTTATCGTTTCTGTGGGAATCCAGAAAGGCTTTCGCAGCTTCCCAGGCTTTGGCGCGCTTCTCGCGCAGTTCAAGAATCGTCATAGTGGTATCCTCCTTAATGTTTCAAAAGATTGAGCCGCTCGTAGAGACTGTCTACAGAGCGGCCCTTAGGTTTGGAATCTTCGGTTTTCTTAGGGTTGGTTTTACACTTTGCCGCGATCTTATCCATCAGGGAGTTGACCACAGCGGCTTTGGAATACAGCATGGAAACCGCAGGCGGTTCCATGTCCTCCGGGATCTCCGCCCGTGCCAGGACATCATCGGCAAAGCCAAGCTCCACCGCCTTGTTCGCGTCCATCCAGGTTTCCGCGTCCATCAGATGGGACAGCTTGGTGCGGGACAGCCCGGTCTTGATCTCATAGGCGTTAATGATGGAATCCTTCACACTGCCAAGCATCTCGATGGCTTTCTGCATCTCTGCGGTGTCACCCATGGCCACCGTCATGGGATTGTGGATCATCATCATGGACACCGGGCTGACCAGAACTTTTGTACCAGCCATAGCGATCACGCTTGCCGCAGACGCTGCAATGCCATCGATTTTGACCGTGACATTATGCGGATAATCCATGAGCATATTGTAGATCTGGGCAGCCGCCACACAGTCCCCGCCTGGGCTGTTGATCCAGACCGTGATGTCTCCGCTTCCGCCCATCAGTTCCTCTTTGAAAAGCTGGGGTGTGACGTCATCGTCAAACCAGCTTTCCTCGGCGATGGTGCCGTTCAGGAACAGCGTCCGTTCCGCCGGAGCTGTCTCCGTCTCTGCCTGGTTCTTCCACTTCCAGAACTTCTTCATCGGGGTTTTCCTCCTTTCCGTCATTGCTCGTTTCGGTATTTGCAAAAGCCCCGGCGTTTCCAAGCGGGAGCATATTGCCATTGATCAGGTACAAGTCTCCGCCCTCCTCAGCAGGGATGCGGTCCATGTTCTCCAATTCCCGGATGTCGTTGGCGCTCATCCAGCCGTTCTGCCTTGCCGTAGCGTAGCCGGTCATCCTGCTGGCATAATCGCCCCGGAGCAGCCCTTCCACATTGAACTTGGCAAAGTACTGCTTCTTTTCCTCCGGGGAAAGCAACGTCCTCTGGATGGACTGCTCCCATCGCACCAGCCAGGGCTCCAGCGTGTATTTCACGAACTCCAGAGACTGCTGCTCAATATTAGAAAAGCTCGACTTCTCCAGGTCGCCCACCATGTGGGGCGGCACCCGGAAAATCCGGGCGATCTCATTGATCTGAAATTTTCTGGTTTCCAAAAACTGCGCCTGTTCCGGCGAGATGCCAATCGGTGTGTATTTCATTCCCTCCTCTAAGACAGCGATCTTATTGGCATTACCGCTGCCGCCGAAGGTGGACTGCCAGCTTTCCCGGACACGCTGCGGGTCTTTGATGGTACCCGGATGCTCCAGGACACCGCCAGGGGCCGCACCGTTGGCAAAGAACTTCGCCCCGTATTCCTCACAGGCAATCGCCATGCCGATGGCGTTCTTTGCCATCGCTATGGGGGAATAGCCCACCAGACCGTCAAAACCCAGGCCAGGAATGTGCAGCACATCCGAAGAATTCAGCCGCACGACCGTACCCTTGACTGTGGGCGTATCGTCCGTACTGACCGTGTATTCGTAGTAGAGCTTGCCGTCCCTGTCCCGGTCCACCGTCATCCTGTCCGGCATCAGCGGATAGAGAGCAATAACCTCGCCCTTGCCGTTGCGGATAATCTGGGCATAGGCGTTGCCCCACAGGAGCAGATGCGTCATGAGCGTTTCCCGGAACACAAAAGAACTCATCTCCGGGTTTGGCTCGTCATGCAGGAGCAGATACAGCGGATGGTCAAGTGCTTTTTCCTTGCCGCCGTCCTCCTTATAGCGGTAAAGGTGCAGCGGCAGACCTGCCACTGCTTCCGCCAGGATGCGGACGCAGGAATACACCGCCGTCATCTGCATGGCAGACCGTTCATTGACCCGTTTGCCCGCAGTACTTCCTCCAAAGAAAAAGCTGTAGGCGCTGCCTGCAGTGCGGTTCTGGGGCTTATCCCTGGAACGGAAAAGCCCGGAAAAAATACCCATATCGAATCACCGTCCTTTCAGATAAACAAAAGGCCCCGGCTGTCATAAACCGAAGCTCCCGTATCATTCCCACATCGGATCGCACGGTCAAGTCCCATGATGGTAGCGATTGCGCCGTCAATCTTCTCCGTGGATTTTTCCTTGTCCGCCTTGATGTTCCCCGCCGGGTCGGTGCGGATGAAGATGTTATCCATCATCCACCGCAGCACTGGGTGTCCGCCGTGGGCAATTTTCTCCTCCAGCACCAGCTTCATCAGTTCCTTGGTCGGCGGGGACATATCCTTAAAGCCCTGCCCGAAGGGGACTACTGTAAATCCCATGCCCTCCAGGTTCTGTACCATCTGCACAGCACCCCAGCGGTCAAAAGCGATCTCCCGGATATTGAACCGCTCGCCCAACTGTTCGATGAATTTCTCAATGTAACCGTAATGCACCACGTTTCCTTCTGTAGTCATCAGTGTCCCCTGGCGTTCCCACAGGTCGTAGGGAACATGATCCCTGCGGACACGAAGGTCAAGTGTTTCCTCCGGTATCCAGAAGTATGGCAGGATGTAGTATTTATCCTCCTCATCCAGTGGCGGGAACACCAGCACGAAAGCCGTGATGTCCGTGGTGGAGGACAAGTCCAGCCCGCCGTAGCAGATGCGCCCTTCCAGATCGTCCTCGGAAACCGGGAATGCACAGGCGTCCCACTTGTCCATCGGCATCCAGCGGACAGACTGTTTCACCCACTGGTTCAGCCTAAGCTGCCGGAAAGCGTTCTCCTCACCGGGGTTCTGCTGGGCGGATTCACAGGCCGCTTTGACCTTATCAATACCCACCGTGATACCGAGGGAGGGGTTTGCCTTCTTCCAGACCTTGGGGTCTGTCCAGTCCTCATCCTCGGCAGCGCCGTAAATGACAGAGTAGAAAGTAGGATCGACCTTCCGGCCTTCCGCGATGTCGATGGCTTTCTGGTGTACCTCGTAACAGATGGAGTTGGTGTCGTTGCCTGCTGTGGTGATCAGAAAATACAGCGGCTGCATCCGGGCATCACCAGAGCCCTGGAGCATGACATCAAAGAGTTTCCGATTGGGCTGGGTGTGCAGTTCATCAAAAATCACGCCGTGGGTATTGAAGCCATGCTTATTCGCCACATCCGCTGAAAGCACCTGGTAGGAGCTGTTGGTGGGCAGATAGGTGATCTTTTTCTGGGATTCCAAGATTTTCACCCGCTTAGAAAGAGCCGGGCAGAACCGCACCATATCCACCGCCACATCAAATACGATCTTTGCCTGGTTACGGTCGGCGGCGCATCCATACACCTCGGCCCGTTCCTCGCCGTCCCCGCACAGGAGCAGGAGCGCCACAGCAGCGGCAAGTTCTGACTTTCCCTGTTTCTTGGGAATCTCGATGTACGCCGTATTGAACTGCCGGTAGCCGTTGGGC